CATCCGATAATGCCGAATCACCTGCTGCTATAGCTTCTTTTAAGTTGGTCTCTGTAATGCCTAGATTGCTAGATACAGTTTCTATTGCTTCAGCGAGTGCTTCGTCGCGGCCTAAGCCAGCTTCTTCATTAGCTGCTATTTGTTCTAATAAGTTAGTTTCTACAGCAGATAAGTTACCTGTGAGGTTGGACTCTATAGTGTCTAAGCGGTCTGGCTTTTCGGGAAACATGCTAGGATCGCTATTAGCAATCGTCCGCGCCATAACTTCGGGAGACATGTTTATCCCGCGCCATGTGTAAGAACCATCGTCGTTTAGAGTTACGCCCTCGTATAACTTAGATAGGTCTGCCCCTGCGATACCACGAATGTTTGGGTCAATTGCAGAGGTGGCTGAATCGTCTGTAGTTAAGTCTGTGCCTGTAGTATCTGTAACGGTTTCAGCATCAGTTATGTCGCTAAGATCAACGTCTTCTTGTGCTGTGATGTCAGCGTCATCTGCAGTATCAGCGTCATCTGCAGTGTCAACGTCATCTACAATGTCATCATCGTCATCTAAAACTAAATCTGTGCCCGTGGTATCTGTGTCAGCTTCAGCATCGGTTATTTCGCTAAGATCAACGGTTTCGGTAGGAGTGGTATCTACAGCATCATCAGCACCAGTATCTACAACATCATCAGCACCAGTATCTACAACATCACCAGTACCAGTATCTATAGGAGCTGCAGGATCATCGGTATCTGCCGCTTGTTCAGCAAGCTGTAATAGGTACTCGGCATTGAAGTCTGTCGCGCTTTGTTTAACAGTAGACTCCGGTAGCGTGCCATCTTCACCTACTTCGCCAAGCACTTCTTCTATGGTTTGTCCGGTTATTAGCCCTTCTGGGTAGCCTGCATCTATCAATAACTGGCGTGCTTCTTCAGAGGTGGTGTATAGCTCATCAAAACTATCTTGTATATTTTCAAGAACTTTATCTGCTTCTACAGTAGTTTGCTTTACATACTGCTGTGCTTGTTCTTCGGTTAACGTAAGTCCTTCTGCTGCCGCAGCGTCCATAACCTCTTGTGCGTCTACAAACCGGCTGTCTACATATTCCGCTACCTGCGTGTCTAGTTCAGCATCGGGGTTGTTGCCCACGTATTCGTCTATAACTTTGTCAGACGCATTAAACTCAGGATTAGCTGTCTCAAACGCTTGCTTGACTTCAGATGCGGTTGTGTAGTCTGCATCAAACGCATCGTTCATTAGGCTCGTTTGTGCGCCGCCAAAACCGTCACTGGTTATACCAAATTGAGCGAGCCTAGCCTCTGCTTCTGCGGCATCTATTAGACCTGCTTTTGCGTCCGCAATCGTTTTCTGCACCTGTGCAGAGGTGTTTTTTGCTACGTTAGCAACCACATCAGATATTTCAGCACCGGCGGTAAGCCCCCCGCCTACATTTGTACCGATTACGCTAGCAAGTATGGCGCTTTCTGCTACGTTAGCTGCTATTTTTCTATCAGGGTCAATCTCTCGTATTGACATGTCAGTAACGTATTGAACAGCGCCTTCTTCTAGCCCTTCAAGCAACCCTTCTCTTGTTGCACCACTAGCAGTTCTCTCTACCCTAGAAGCAAACTCTTCCATTGCACTTACAGCGGTCTTATTTACTTTAGGCCCAAACAAAGATTCTGCTAGCTGCCTGCCGCCTAACACTTCAGATGCGGTAAGTGCCATAACAGCACCCATAGCGCCCGATTTTTGTGCTACGCCTGTAGCAAACTCTGCGGCTTCTTGTAGGTCTGCATCACTAAGTTCTTGTGCTGGTAGCCCCGTTGCCTCTGCTACACGCGCATATTCTTCTTGGCGTTTTCTTACAAATGTATCGTATGCATCTGTATACGCCCCACCTGCTGAACCCCCTGCTGCCTCTGCTACATCACTTAGCAACGTGGCGTCCATAGCAATCTTAGACGCATCCATGTTGTCAGCTATCTTTTTAGCCGCATCATCCCCAAATTTTCTAAGTGCTGCGGAGGACAGCTTTGCCCCTGCGAAGCCTATTCCACCTACGGCGAACGGCACAATCTCTTGCACAAATTCTTTAGCTACATAATCAACAAGAAACTCTGTAGGGTTGTCTACAGCAGCGCCAAAGATGGCTTTTCCTACTTCAAAGAAGCTGTCTTGCCAATCCGCGTCTTTTGGTAGGTTATCTTTAGCAGCTTGTATACGGTCACTAATGTCTTTTAAGCCAGCTTGGTAGTCCTCTGGCTTACTGTCCCCAGCCATTTTAGTAATTGCATCTAGGGTCTTAGCGATTTCGGTGTTGCTTGTATCGTATCCAACTAGCGTTGCTAGCCCCAAGAACGACTGTGCTATTTCAGCGCCTGCCTCCAGTGCAACAGCAGTACCGACAACCCACTTATCGTCACCAGTTTCAGCAGAAGCATTTACTGCATCTTTCGCTATTTGATACAAAAAAGACGCTTCTGTTGGGTCTTCTCCTGCGGCTACTTTTTCACGTATTACCGCGTTTTCGTGTTCTCTACCTACAGATGCACTACTTTTACCTAGCGCATCTATATATGCTGTTTGGTCAGTACCTGCTCTTAGCTCTTGTAATTTAGCTAAGTCGGACTCTTGCACCTTTTGCGTGAATCCCTCGCTAGGGTCGTAGCCTAGCTCTTCCATGATCCTAAGATGAGAGTAACCATCGTCTTGTAGATCGTTATAAATCTCTACAGCCTCGTCAAAAAAAGTAGCTAAGTCATTACCTGTAGGTGAAGACACACCCTCTTCTTGAGCTATCTGCTGCGCGAGTAAAAAACAACCTTCTATGACATCGCCACTCTCACCAATTACATCACTAAGTGCGCCATTACCGATAAGTGTTGCTGCAGTTGACAACATTCCTTCGGCACTGGTGGGGTCAACGCCCAGCCCAGCTACTTTAGTAGTTATTTTTAGCCAGTCAGGCATGATGTCGCCTAATGTCTGACCACCTACGGTTACCATTCCCGTTGTCTGAGAAGGTAGGGGTATTAGTTCTAACGCTCCCGCCGATACACCAGCCGTAGCTGCTGCGGTAAGTATCTGAGATAAGTCCTTACCTTGTAATGCAGCTATGCCTCCAGACGCAATTGCTTTAGCGGCGACAGTGCCTGCAAGAGTTGTACCTCCAGCAGCGGTGGTAGCAGCAGATCCAGACAAAAGCGAGGACAGCGGCCCAGCTAAAGCACCGGCTGTAATGTACCCAAGCCCTGCAAGAGCGATGGCTTTTAAGCCATTTTCTACACTCTTGTCTTCTATGTTTATGGTTCTAATTTCACCCGTAGAGAATGGGTCATATAGGTATGCAGAACCATCTTCAGTCTGACGGTAGGGGTTAACGCCATACTTAAAGTACAGCGACTGCAACATTGGATCGCGCGTGTGCGCTTCTTCAAGGGCTTTTTGGTAGTTTAACCCCTCGGTAGCCATAAGGTATGGCACTTGCTCTGAAAGTATTGGGCGAATTAAGGATTGGAAAGTTTCAATGTCTGACGCGGAGCTACTTGAGTGCTTCTTGTAAGAGTCCTTAAACCCATTGGCAGCTAGGTCAACTTCTACGGGTGATATTTCATATCCATAGTGACTACTTAACGCGCTCGCTAATTCTTCTGTAGTGGTTGCGTCGGCTATAGTTGCATATGCTTCTATTACAGATTGCTCACCTACACGGCCACGTAGACTTGATAAATACTCAGGAGCGCCTTCTACGGTAGACAAATATAATTCTGGAGTTAAACCCCCAGAAAGTAGCCCTGCAAATGCACCCGTTACATTTCCCCCTTCTCCACCAATTATATCGGCGGTGGTACTAAAACCACTATTTTCAAAGGCTTGCTTAAACCCAAGATTGTAATAGTCGTCAGTCTTGTCTATGTCGCCTTCGTAAGTAACGCCTTTAGCCAACATCTCTTTGTAACTTTGTATGGCTTTGTTAAGTGTATTGCCGCTCAAAGGACTGACAGGTGTAGGTGTAGGTGTAGGTGTAGGTGTAGGTGTAGGTGTAGGTGTAGGTGTAGGTGTGGGGTACTGCCCTTCTAATTGCTTTATTGCTTCTGCAATGTCTTCTTCTGACGGCTCAAACTCAAAACGCTCCATTACGACACCTCCAGCAAGCTAGCGACTACGTGTAGCCTGTTGGCTGTAGCTGCGGTGACTTTAACTATCTCAGACTCTTCAATAACAAGTGGAGCAGTAAGTAGTTCTACCGTGGTGTTTGCCCCTACTGCTTTGACGTTAAACACACTAAATACTGCCGAAGCAGAATCGGTGATGGTTACGGTTATGGTGTCAGCGTTGCCTGAGTCCTCAGACACAAGAATAGACTTGATAATCGCTGTCGTAGCTGTTGGGCATGTGTACAGCGTAGTCGCAGTAGTGGCAGTTAAGTCTACCTTTGCGTTTTTGTACTGATTAGCCACTAACCTAAAAACCAAGCAGTAGCTTGTGCAGCGGGAGACATCGAAGCATCTCGTATGCCTTTATCAAGCTGGTTAAAGTAGATACGTAATGCGTTGTTCATTTGATTAAACGCCTGCACGTTATAGTCATTTGGCGGATCTGGAAGAACCGGGGCTTTGAAGTCTATGTTATAACTTGTTTTGTCTACAGCCATTACCGTCTCCCGTCAGGCCGCATCTCTAGTCTAGGAGAACCTAGCTGCCACTTTACTCCAAGATCGCTAGATTCTATCTTCATTGCTAGCTGTCTGCCACGTACTCGTAAGTCGAGTCTAGAAGTAAACGCTTCAATAGGCGCGGTAGCGGTTCTAGTTATAGAACCTGTGTTTGTGCCCCCCTCAGAAGCAGGTGAGTTACGTCCAGATCCAGAATTTTGTGCTGCAAATAACGACATAGTAGCACTAGGGCTATCTACAGTAGACCCATCAAATGTAACGTCTGGATACACTTTTTGAATAAACGCAAACTTGTGACCGTCATCTAAGTCAAACTGAGCAGAAGATATAAAAGAACTTATGCCTGTAGCTGTGCCAGTTTCATTGTCATCAATACCATCTTCGTGGTTTACGACATTGTTGTTATATGTAGCTGCCATAGGAAAGTCACGTATACCTGAGTCAATCCACGCAGTCCTAGCTAGATTGCCGTAGTACCAGATATTCTGTTCATAGTTATATATGACGTAGCGGTCTATTGCCGTTGCACTGCTAGAGCAGTAATACCACCATACTTCACTAAACCCTTCGTTTGTGCCCGCGAATACTTGGTCGTACTGTTCTGTATTAAAGTCGTTAAATACATAGCGTTTTAGAGTGCATGGCAGTGTCTGCACACGGCCATCATATCGGTAGAATCCACCTACGCCCATCCAGTACGCCACACCATTTGCATACGCAACGGCTCTAGAGGAAGCAATAGACAGGTTTTCTCCTACTGTCTGAGCACCCCATACTGCGGGAGCACCCACGTACTGCAATGCGTACAATGCCGAATCAGTCCATATAAGTATTTCTTGTCTTGCTTGCGTGGCCGTTATTATCTCTGACCCTTTAGAAAGTCTAAGATCGCCAGCTTGATTTGATGCTGATGGTGTCCAGTTAACAACACTTTCTTGATCTGACCAACGCAGTAATAAAGGGTCTAGGTCGCTACTACCCAAAGGGTTTGTACCAAAACAAAACACAAATCGGTTATCTGAAACAAGCAACGTATTTACTTTAGTTGGTACATTAGACGCGCCGCTCTCACTTGACACTAGGACTCCACGAGTTGTTAGCGCATCAGTAGCATCCCAAAAGAACAAACTACCGCCGCGAGGAGCAAATACTAAGTCTTCACCAAAATTAGATTGTGTCCATAACCGTAGCGCATCAGTAGACGTTACACCCACACCCCACGTACCAAGTCCCCAACCAGCAGCGCCCCAACCGACTAAGGTTTCTGCAACAGCGGGGCCAGTGTTTATTTGGTAGGTAGCAGTTACCGACCCACCACCCGTAGCAGATGAAGATGCGGCGGAGCTAGCCGTTATGGTGTACGTATTACCTGTTAAATATGTTATTTGGAACTCACCGTTTAGGGTAAGCCCTCCCACCGCAGAAGCACCGCTAAACGTGACGAAATCGCCGTTTATATAACCACCAGCAGCGTCTGTAACTGTAACCGTGGTTGAACCACTTACAGTGGTGAACGGGTCTGTAAGCGACACAGCGGCTCGTATAGGCGTAATGTCGTAATACGTTCCACCCTGTTCTATGTAAAATTTAAGATTAGTGCCTACACCAAGTAGCTTTTGGCTACCTAGTGTGACCCAAGAAAACAAAGACCGACATACACCTAAGAAAGAGTTAGTAGATATACGGTTCCACCCACCTATCTTCTCTGGCATACCCGCCCTAAACCGCACTTTGTCGCAGTCGTACCAACCGCCTTCACTTGTGTAGCGTGTGTTTTCTCTATCTACTCCGGGCTTAAACACCATCTTTTGTAGTGGCATTACTGATACTCCCCTGTGCGTATCATCTCAGTGACTTCTACGGCACGATTGCCCACCTGCTGGCTCCAGCGGCTGTCCATAAATTCATCGGCTGCTATGTCAAACTGCTCGCGGGACATAGCCTCAACAGCTTTGACAAACCCTCGTAGTCTTGTAATACCAAGGTTGAAGCATATGTCGATCATAGCGTCCTGACGCGCTTCGTTGAGTGCTGCAAACCAAAAGTAAGTGTCTTCTAGTTCTTCACGCACACGGTTAACGTCGTTGTTCAAAAGGTATTCTATCTCATCTTCAGACAAGCCCAGACCTGACTCGGCTATATTTCTGCCAACCGCAATGGTTTCGTAACCAGCGGAGCACAGGTACACATGACTTCGCACGCCCTCGTGCCGTTTCAACATATCAATCAATTGATCTGACATTTATTTCTCCCGGCTTACGCCTTGTACCTTTTCATAGGATCTCATTGCGCCGAGACCCAACATCCCCATCATAACGGGGACGAGCAGCGTAGTGTCTATTTCTGGCACCTCTACCCAGATGCTCAGTATGTTTGAAAGAATCGTATTGTATAAAAGACCCAGCGCACACACCCAACCGATACAGGGTCTCCATCCGCTAACAAATATACTATGGTGCGCGGCTTCAACCTTGTTGACCTCTAGCTGCCCCTTGGCTAACTCATTGGCATGGCGCTCTGCAAGAGTGCTCAACTCAAAGGCGATACGATTCTTTTCGTCTTTGTCCTCAATTACTTTATCTAGTAGCTGAGTAGCTGGGCCTATCAGTGATCCGAGTATGCTCATCGTTTTGCCATATACGCAGTAGCGCCAAA